AGGCGGTGAATGAACTGCTGGAAAACGTAATTGTGTTAGCCCACGGGGACTGGTATGTACATGTAGGGAGGGGGAATGAGCGGTGATGAGTTTATGCGACTTTACAAAAACACAGAGCTACGGCAACGGATTATTCAGTGTGCGAAAGAATATTCCAGGAAGCCGGAGGTCCAGGAGGATTTTGTACAGGAAGCGTGGATGTGGCTCGGGGTCGCTCCCGCAGGTTATAGCCTTGAAGCCTACATGGAAGTTGTACGCTCCGCAATCTATTGCGAATACTGGAAGGAGCGAAAAGACCGTTACGCGAAGGAGGCATACTATTGGGATTTGGCAACATGCATGAACGGACGGTAGCTATTATCCCGGCGAAGGTCATAAGCCGCCGGTTGCCCGGGAAAAACCGTATGGATTTCTGCGGAATGGAGCTGTCGGAATGGTCGATCTATCAGGCACGGAACAACCCGTATATCACCGATATTATTTTTACCAGTGACATAGAAACGGTGACCTACAACATGGAGGGGGTTTTTAATGTCCGCCGGCCCCCGATGCTCACCGGTTCGGCACCATCGGCAGACTTTGTCCTGCATGCAGTATGGGAGTGGAATACCTACACCAACATGATACCGGACTTGATTGTACTACTGCAGCCGACCGGAGTGTGCCGGGAACAGTGGATGATTGATATGTGCCTGGAAATCGGGAACGCCTATACCGTGACAGACGGGAAGCCGAACGGGGCGGTATACGTGAATTTATGGAAATATTTTGAAGTGGCGCGGAGTTTTAGCGGGGTCCCGGTAGAGGCACCGTGCATAGATATCGATACCGCAAAAGACTTCAAGGCCGCAGAAAAAGAGATGAGGAGAAGAATGAATGGAGAATCCCTTCAAAGATATCTACAGACAGTGTAATACCCTTGACGAACCGATACCGTTTCCCCGGATGATCGACATCGAGGTGACGAACGCATGCAATATGGAGTGCAGGATGTGTCCGGTAGGGACCGGGAAGATGAAGCGGAAGACCGGGTTTATGAGGCCGGATGTTTTTCTGAAAATACACGAAGAAATTGAAAAACATAAAACACCAGTGAGGTTTATCCGGTGGGGTGAACCGACCCTCCACCCCAATATGGGATGGATGATTATACTCTGTGCAGAGGCAGGGATCAAAATACACTTAAACACAAACGGGTTGCAGGACTGTTCATGGGAATATATTGATAGCATTAAGTTTTCATTGCAGGGATTAAATCCGAAAGATTATTGTAAATGGCGTGGTCGTGATGCGTTTTATACTGTTTTGAGGAATGCACAGAGGCGTATGGTTGATGGTAATAGCTATGTAATTATAGGGACAACGTATGATAGGGCAACGGCTACAGAAATACAGTACTTTAAAAACATAGCTGAAGAGTGTTCTGATGAAGTAAATATCGGCAAAACCATGCTCCCCCCTTACGAAGGACTGACCCCGAATCGGGACTGCCACGAGGTATTTAACAAGCTGTCAATCAACTGGGACGGTACAGTATCCGCGTGCTGCAGGGACTACGACAACATGATGATTGTCGGGGATGTGAGAAAGAACACCCTGCAGGAAATCTGGCAGGGTGCAGAGATGGAATCATGGCGGGAGAGGATCAGAAACGGTGATTACTCGCACCCGCTTTGCAAAGATTGTTACATATACACAGAGATGGAGGGTAAATGAAAGTAACCTATTGCAAGAACTGTTTGAACATGAGTACCAGGAACCGGGTGACATTCGACGAGAGAGGCTTGTGTAACGCATGCCAATGGGCCGAGGAGAAACAGACGCTTAACTGGGAGGAGCGGGAGGACCAGCTGCGGGACCTCTTGTGGAAGTACGACAATCATATCCTTGTGCCGATGAGCGGAGGAAAGGACGGGACTCATGCGTTTCACTTCCTCAAAAACAAGTACGGAGCGGATGTCACCGGGGTGACCATTGCCCCGCCGCTTGCCCGGGACATAGGAAACCGGAACCTGCAGAACTTTCTCGAAGCCGCGAACATCAATCATGTACAGGTAAACGTACCGGCTGAGACAATGCGGCAGATGAATAAACACGGCTTTATCGAAATGGGGTTCCCGTACTGGGGGTGGCTCGTAGCGATCCATACGGCGGTATTCCGGGTGGCGCAGGAGAAAGGAATCCCCTTGATCATGTACGGAGAGGACGGAGAAGTAGAAGACGGAGGAAGTGATGAAACGAGATACGAACCCCGGGTCGATGTCGAATATCAGAAACGGATCTACCTCGAGGGCGGACACGACAAGGTGCTTGCCACGATCGATGATAGTCCACAACGCCTGTACTACTTCACCTATCCTGCTGACGTATCACGATTTTATGTCACCCACTGGTCCTATTTCCACGACTGGGACGCACAGGACCACCGGGAGATCGCGGAGAAATACTACGGGCTGAAATCCGGGGGCCGGAACAGCGGGACCTTTACGCAGCACGCACAGAACGACCAGGCACTATACCCACTGCACATGTACCTTGCCTACGTGAAATTCGGCTTCGGGCGTGCGCTGCAGGACGCGGGGCATATCATACGGAGCTTCCGGGGAAAACGGAAAGACCTGATCCCATCGGTGCAGCGGTATGACGGGGAATACCCGAAAGAGTATGAGAAAGTCTACTTGGACTATTACCAGATGAGCAGGAAAGAGTTTTACGAGGTCCTCGATAAATGGACCGATCACAGGCTGTTCGAGGGCAAGGCCCCGAATCTGAAACCAAAGTTTAGAGTAGGAGAAGATTTTGAAACCGATTGACTTAATGACTACCATACAGGTGGAGATCACGAACCACTGTAACATGAGCTGTGCCGCCTGCACCCGACATGCGGGACATCAGCGGAACAAGTATCACATGGACCTGGACCTGTTCGAGACCTGCCTGAAAAGCCTCGAAGGGTATACAGGAATCGTAGGGATCATGGGCGGAGAACCGACCCTACACCCGCAGTTCCCGGAAATACTCAAGATTTACCGGGAGTACATACCAAAGGAGCGGCGGGGACTGTGGACCAATATGGCACGGTGGAAACAGTACGAGGACATCATCCTCGACACGTTCTACCAGGACGAGGGCCACATGCTCAAAAACGACCACAAGTCCGAGAAAAACGTACATCATCCGTTGCTGCTTGCCGCGAAAGACATGATCGATGATGAAGTTTTAATGTGGAGGTTGATACATGATTGTCCATACCAAAATCGATGGAGTGCATCGATTAACCCTAAGGGAGCATTTTTCTGTGAGGTGGCTGCTGCTCAAGATATTCTTTTCGAGGGTCCGGGAGGCTGGGACATTACACCTGGCTGGTGGAGAAAACGTACCGGTTATGAGTTTTGGGATCAAGTGGAAAGGTACTGTCCGCTCTGTGGTGGTGCCGTACCCGTTGCCGGGGTCTCACCCCACATGAAATACGACCTGGTTTCACCCTCGATTGAGGCGAAGTTTAAGGAACTCGGGCTTGACATGCACTATGCCGTCGTAGACCGGAAGGTGACGAAAGACGAGCTAAGGGGCGCATTGACGGGAAAATACCGGCCATTGAAGCACCGGGGGGAGGAGACGTGATATCTGTATACTGCCCCACTTACAACCGTGCTGAAATACTTAAGGACCGTGCTTTACCCTCGGTCCTCGCACAAACCTATAAGAATTTCGAGTTTATCATCATGGGTGACTGCTGCACGGACAACACGGAAGACATAGTAAACAGCTATCATGACCCCCGGGTCCGCTATTACAACCTGGAGAGCAGGGAAGGACGGAAGCCCCCGGAGTATGCTGACTGGACGGCAGAGGAAAAAGCAATGTACTGGTGGCTCATGGGTCCTACCTGGGCCGCCAACGCCGCCCTGGACCTCTGCAGGGGTGAATGGATCGCCCGGATTGATGACGATGATATGTGGTTTCCTTCACACCTTGAGGACCTGCTGCTATTTGCCGAGAACGGAGACTACGATTTTGTGTCCTCAGCTTACGAACGGGTCGAAAAGTCAGGAATTACGGTGATTGAGCAGGGAGACTTCGGGGCCGGCGGGACGCAGACCTGGCTCTACAAAGCTGAAATCGGTCTCAGATACAACCCCGATAGCTGGCGCAAAGAGTGGAACAAGAACAATGACATAGACTTTGTACAGCGTATCTACGAGGGCGGATGGAAAATGGGCTATCTGCCTGAGGTGACCGCCCTCATTGTGCCCCGCCCTGGGGACACCGAGATCGGAAGCAAGGCATATCTATCAGATTCAGGGAAAATTCTCGACTGGATAGGGGAATAAAAAAGCGGGGTGATTAGCCCCGCTCCTTCTTCGGCCTTCCACCTTTCTTGCCGTTTTCCCGGGAGGCGGCGGCTTTTTTATCGCTTGTCGAATGCCCGCCTTTTCGACCGAGGGTTGCAGCTATAGCGGATAATTCCGCCTCCGCCTCATTGGCGGATTGTTCGACTGCTTCTACTCCGATGGCTTCCGCTGCCTCTTTGGTGAGCTTGTACCATTCGCCGAGATTGTCGCCCCTTTCTAATCGCTCTACGATTTCGGCCGGTAGATGCTTTTTTGCCTCCTCTTGCTTACCCTCCGCCCATACATACAGGGCATCATAAGATCTTTTTGTCCAGTTCATTTCATCCTCCTTAGTATGTTCCGCCGTTCATTGCCCGTTCCATTCTGCGGGTATGTTCGGCATATTCTTTGTCCGCTTTGTTTGCAGCTTCAATTCTTGCGGTTTTTCGTTCTATGGCGGCGGCTATTTCGGGGGTCGCTTCTGCTTCGGCAATCGCTTCCCGCAAAGTAGTTTCAACTTTTTCAAAATTTTCGGCTGTTAATCCAACCTTTTTGCCGATGTGTCCGACTGCTCCATTAGCTGGAGTCTGCAATTTCTGCGCACACCTGCCGGTTGTGATTACATCACCGTCAAGTATGCAGGTCAAGTTTTCGGAGCCTTCAACCCGATCAACATCTACATATGAGATATCGCCGTCAAGGTTAATTCTTTCGGATGTTACATGATTCCGTACAACTTCGATTTTACAGGTCATTTCTCGTCCGTCTCTAATGTTCCATTTAATTTCTTTTGTTACTGTCTTCATCTTTCTTCCTCCATCTTTGCGAAACTTTCATTTGCCCTTGTATTCAACAATCTTTGACAATTCCTACACCGATACTGCTTCCGAAGTACGATCTTTCCGCTCTCCTCTACGACGCGGAAAAGCTTTTCGTCAAACGCCGTCTCCCCACACTTGCAATTGCTGTACCTTGTTTTCATCTTAGCACCTCTCATGATTTTAGTATATCCCATTCGCTTAGGTTTGTCGAGAGAAAATACAAAAAAAATCTGATTATTTTCAAATATCTTATATTAGAGATAATGGAGGCTCCAAGGGATATAGTAGAGGGGTATAAAAATGCCTGCCGGAAGGCCAAGAAAATACACGAATGAAGGTTTAAAGAATGGGGAGACCAAGCAAGTATACTAAGGAAATGCCAGACAGAGTTATAGAACTCATGGCCGAAGGAGCTTCTTTAGCTGAAGTTGCCGCAGACCTTGAGGTTTCGAGGGCCACACTGTCTAAATGGCAAAAAGATGAACGGAAGCCGAAGTTTGTAGAAGCCGTAAAAAAGGGAATTGAGCTTAGTGAGGCGTGGTGGTTGCGAATGGGGCGTGAAGAATTATGGAATAGTAAGTTTAATCACGTTCTCTGGTATATGAACATGAAAAATCGGTTCGGCTGGAGCGATAAGCAGGAACACAAGGTTGAAGGCGGGATTGTGTACAAGCCACAGAAAATAGAGAAAGAATGATCTTAACGATATTCGGTGCCGGAGGACACGCACATGTGTGTAAGTCTATTGCGGCTGAGACGAAACAATATCGGGAAATTATTCTACTTGAAACGAACAAGTTTGACTGTTATACGAGCCTATTCATTGGGATAGGCAATCTACAGCGGAGGATAGAACTGTGGGGAGAGCTTCATGAGAGAGGGATCTTCCCGGTACTTTCCGGCGGGGTTTGTCTTGGAACGGCAAAGGCGGGAACGCTTATCGGTCGGCAGGCTATTGTCCAAGTAGGAACGGTTATCGGCGTAAACTGCATCATCAACACCGGAGCCATTGTTGAGCACGATTGCAGGATAGGAGATCAGACAATAATCTCTCCCGGGGCCATGGTCATGGGAGATTGCAATATAGGACAGCGGGTCCAGATCGGCCCGGGCGCAGTGATCTGCCGGGGAATCTGGATATGTGACGATACCATCATAGGAGCAGGTGCGGTAGTGACGAAGGACATTACAGAGAAGGGGACGTATTACGGCGTTCCGGCGAGGGCCGTGTAGTGTATATCATAGCGGAAGCGGGGATCAATCATAACGGAGATCTGGACACAGCGTTTAAGTTGTGTGATGCTGCGAAAGAGGCAGGCGCGGACTGTATCAAGTTCCAGATGTACGACATGGACAATCTGTTCATACCGGACATCCTGACCACGAAATACGCTGAATTGCAAGTAGTACTTGGAAAATGCATGTTAGATGCAGAAGATTTTATCAAGATATCCGATCACTGTAAAACAATAGGCATAGACTTCGCTGCGACACCGGAAGACATACTAGATGCTAAATTACTTATCGAATTGGGTGTACCGTATATCAAGGTCGGCAGCAGGCAGGCGTTGAACTTCAATTACCTGCACAGGCTCAACGAGCTCAAACACAAAGTGCTGATGTCAACCGGGTTGTCATGTCCATCAGAAGAAAGGGCAGCGGAGAGTTTGTTGATAGATACCGACTACAAGAAATTATTTTGCGTTTCTAAGTATCCGGCCCCCGCAGAAGAATACTTTGAGCGGGATGATCTTAGGGGATGGGACGGAGTATCAGACCACACGGTAGGGATTGCAGTCCCTATAAGGCTTGCCGGTTGGATCGATTACTATGAACGGCATTTAACCCTTGACTGTACTCAGCAGGGACCGGACCATCATATGAGTACAGAGCCTGAGACATTCGAATTGATTGTCAATGCAGTAAGGGAGATCGAATGAATCCAGTAATCATAACCGGTTCCCGTGCTGATTACTACCACTTGAAGCCGTTGATCGAGAAGTCAGGGTGGGATGTTGTTAAGGGCGTGGCTTTATACCCGGTTTTCGATTTCCGCTGGTGGGATATGGTAGTCCTATTAGGAGACCGTTATGAAATACTTATGGCAGCAATCGAAGCGTATAAACGGGGCATACCGATTGCTCATATACACGGTGGTGAACGCACAGACGGGAGCCTTGACGACGGCTATCGGCATTGTATCACTAAACTAAGCCACCTGCATTTTGTGGCGCACTTAGAATACGCAATGCGGGTCATGCAACTGGGAGAACATCCAGATCGAATATATACAGTGGGATGTTTACGGTTTGACCGGGAAGAGGAAACATACACACCGGAGGCGACCCCGTACGCAATAGCGGTATACAACGAGCATACGGGTGAGGATTTTAAGGACCTGTTGGTCGAAGTAACTGAATCGAGGGACGATGTACGGTTTATCTGGCCCGATAATCTCGGGGATCAGTTTACTGACGCGCTGCGAAAAGCTGCGTTTATCATCGGGAACAGTTCGGCGGGGATCATCGAAGCACCGCACGTACAGACGCCGACGATAAACATCGGCGATCGACAGAAAGGGCGGATCATGGGACGGTCCATCATCAACGTAGAACCGGACCGGGACCAGATCAGTCTTGCGATAGCTTACTGCATGACCGAGGAGTTTGAGTACGACGATGAGTACTACCATGGCGGAGCGGTGGACAAGATCATTGAAGTGATAGAAAACTATGAACATAGACAGAAAACGTTTTGTGACCTGTGGTCCTAATATTACGATACGGGCCGCAATGAAGATGATGGACGACAACGGTCAGCGTTTTTTGTTTGTCATGGGAAACGATAATTTCCTAGGGCTGATTACCGAAGGGGACCTGCGCAGGCAAATACTATCAGGCATGACGTTGGATAATCTTATTGTGTACAAAGCGGACCCGGTCACGGTTGCTCCTGGCGAGGAGAAGAAGGCAAAAAAACTCCTGGGTGAGTATGAAGTCATTCCGGTAATAGAGAAGGGCAAGCTGGTTGATTACTACACGCAAGACAGTTTTAATTTGCAGTGTCCGGTGGTGATTATGGCCGGCGGTAAGGGGAGCCGGTTAAAACCTTTTACCGATGTACTGCCGAAACCGTTGATCCCGGTGGGCGGGAAAACGATCATTGAGCATATCACCGAACGGTTCGAGCAGGCGGGAACGCAGCGGATTATTATCACAACCAATTACAAGGCGGGAGTAATACGGGCGTTTTTACATGATAGGGACTATGAGTTTGTCGAAGAGCCGGAACCTTTAGGGACCGCGGGCGGATTGAAGCTGATCGACGTCCACGATGATTTTATCGTAACAAACTGCGATATCATGGTGGATTGTGATTATGCGCAGCTGGTTGACCATCACAGGATGAATGGCTATGCGATTACCGTTGTAGGGGCAACGGTGACGAACATTATCCCGTACGGGAGCTGTATCTTGGAGGACGGGATATTGCGGTGCATCGAGGAGAAGCCGCAGCTGGACTATATCGCGAACACAGGGTTGTATGTGGTCAGCCCCGAGGTCCTCGAGTTGATCCCGGACGGACCGTATGATTTTACGGAGTTTATCACGACAGTGCAGAAAGCAGGCTGGGTCGTAGGAGTGTTTCCGGTATCGGCGCAGAAGTGGAGAGACATAGGACAGTGGCGAGAGTACAAGCAGGTACTTGATCAAATCGAACAGCCGTAACGGGCTGTTTTTTTTATGCACGGAGGATTTTTATGGCAGGAATTATGGAAACACAGCGGACGGTAACCGGGAACTTCCGACAGGGATCGGGGGAAAATAGAACACTTGCAATTGCGCGGGCCGGGTTCGGTGCATCGGGCGGGGGAAGCAGGGGGAGGAAATACGAAAATGTAACGTTCAAACTCCCGGGAGTCGGGAAGGTGACCGTAGGGCTTGTCAAAGAGAAAGACGACATGACGAAGAGCAAGTATTTCTACAACGGCAAGAAGATGAGCTATGACGATCTGATCTGGACGATCTACAAGGAGAACGGATATTCCAGGGAAGAGTCATACGAGCTTATGGGTAGACGTGACTGAGCTTGACTATGAAGCAATTCCCACCCTTGAGGCATTCCACAAGAGTACCGCTCCATTTAAGTGTGTGGTCGGCCCGGTCGGTAGTGGAAAGACCTCGGCAGCGGCGTGGGAAATATGCTACTACATCCCGTATTACCTTGCGAAAAAATACGGGATTACCAAGACCCGGTGGGTCGTCGTCAGGAACAGCTACCGGGAGCTGACCGACACGACGGAACGCACCTTGCTTGAGTGGTTCCCGCACGGCGAGTACAAGAAGGCGGACAAGGAATATTTCATCCGCGGAGGAGATGAGGACGAGAACCTCCACTGGGAGGTAGAAATATTGTTCAGGTCCTGTGACAGCGCGCAGGACATGAAGAAGTTTAAGTCCTTAGACCTGACTGGTTACTGGATCGATGAGTCTATCGAGGTTGCGGACGAGATCAAGCGGATGCTTAAGAACAGGATCGGGCGGTTTCCGAAACGGTGCCCGGTGCGGTATGGGATCGAGACCACGAACCCGCCGGACGTTGAGCATCCTACGTATTATCAGTTCGCATGGATCGAGCCGCCCCCGGGGCCGGTCTCATCGAAAGAACCCTTAGAGGGGCATATAGGGTTCTGGCAGCCACCATACGAGAACGCCCCGAACTTAAGAGAAGGATACTACGACGACCTGAGGAAGGACTACCGGGACAATCCGGACTGGATCGAGATGTACGTTGAAGGGAAACCGGGAATGCTGGTCCAGGGGAAGCAGGTATACGCGAACTTTAATAGGCGTATACATGTTGCCGAAGAACCTCTGTTGTATTCAGGTCTGCCGTTATATGTGGGCTGGGATAACAGCGGGAACAGCCCTGCCGCTATCGTGGTACAGATCCCCACGGCACAGCAGGTTCAGGTACTTGCGGAGTTCCACACCGAGAACTTAGGCATTGTCGACTTTACGAATGAGGTCAACCAGGCAATGGTCCGGATGTTCCCGGGTTGTCAAGAAGTGGTCCATTACGGAGACCCAGCCGGCGAGAACAAGTACAGCAAGGCCTCCGGCGGGTTTACGAGTAACAAGGACCTGCAGTACGAGCAGTGCGGTATTGTCGTACAGCCGAGTGAGCAGAACTTCCGGGCCAGGGTAGAGAGCGTTGACCAACAGCTTGCCCGTATTAACGGAATACTGATTGACCCGAGGTGTACACGGCTGATTAACGGGTTTTTAGGCGGTTATCACTATCCGGAGAACAAGAGCATTGTCGGCGAATACTTGCCGAACGTGGTGAAGAACAAATATTCCCACGTACACGATGCCTTACAGTATGTGATGGTGAAACTGTTCAAGCCGATCCATCGGCCTGAGACGGAAATCGATATTTACCGGAACGTACGGAACGACTTAGAGTACGATCCGGCGGAAGTAATGAGGAGCACATGAGAGTAGAAGATCTACCAAACGACAGCGACCTGTTCGCAGAGAATGTGAAAATAAACATGGTCCCGAGCCATGTGAAGAACAGTTTTGAGAACTATATCTATTTTAAGGAGCGGTACGGGAAGACCATCTTTGATTTACCGTTCGCTAATGGAAAACGTATCGGGAGCGCGGTCATTATCGGCAGCGGTGAGACCTTAGACGAATCATGGGATTTGTTGCGGCAGTGGCAGGAGAAAGACAAGGGAATAATCGTTTGTTCCTCTTCCCAGATTTCTACCTGCTACTACCACGGCATATACCCTGATTTCTGTGTAGTGTTCGACGCGAAGACACACCCGAGAATGTTTAAGGTAGATGAGTACAAATATGACCGGACTACACTCATTGTACACCCGGGTGTACCGAATGAGATCATCGACGCGTGGAAGGGTCCGATCTACGCGTACCGGCTTAAAGGCGGGAACGAGTTCAACCAGTTTTTAGGAATGGCGTATGACTTCCTGCAGCTTGAGACCATGCCGTTTGCAACCGCCCTGACCACGCAGTTGATTTTCAGCGTGTTTATGGGGTTTGCACCGATCTACCTGGTCGGCTGCGATATGTGCGGAGACCGGTTCCTGCGGTACTACTATGAGGACGGGGAATGGAAAACAGAGGACTGGCGGAAAGAAGAAGAGGGAAAGAACGTTGTCGACGTGGACGGACAACAGACCTCAATAGCCCTGATCTACCACAAAAAAGGGCTGTTGAGCGCGTTGCGGATCGACATGGTGTCAGGCGGGTATCCGGTATTCAACTGTTCACCGAAGACGATTGTAACTGAGCTTCCGTATATGCCGTTAGAAGCAGTGCTGAAGGATGCCGAGGCATGGAGGAAGTACGACTGGGAAAAACAGGAGAAGATCGACAAACTCGATAGGTTTCTGGATTCCCGTTTTACCCATATCGTAACCGCGCACAATGGGCTGTCATGGGTAAGTAAGGTCCTGGTAGGGAACAGCGACGAGGAGCTAACGAAGAAATTTCACGAGATGAACCAGGAGATTACGGACTATAAGCGGCGGCTGATCAAGGCTGCGGAGATGCATAAGAAACCGCTTAAAGAGATCGCACCGAATTTCGAACCGCAGAAGATCCAGCTGATCGATGTACCGGCGCACTGGAGACGGATCAAGGAGCTGAGGAATGCAAGTTGACGAGATAGCAAAACAGATATACACGCGACAGTCCGAGATGGAAGATGCCCGGCAGACCTTCGGGGACGACTGGCTCGAGATCGCAAAATACCTCATGCCACACCTTGAGTTTATGGACGATGACCAGATGGTAGGCGAACGTGTTGGCACCAATATCTATGATTCAACACCTTTAGGGTTTATGCAGATGATGGCTGACGGAATGCAGGGGCACACGGCAAGTTCGGCGATTAAGTGGTATCGGTTCGTTCCCTCGCGGCCCGAACTCGATACCCGGGCGGTACGGGAATGGCTGCAGGCCATGGACGAGCATTTTTACTATCTCTTCCAGAGCCGGAGCAATTTCTACCAGAAGATACCCGCGTTTTTCTTAAACTTAGTCGGGCTTTCGATGAGTACGGTTTTTATCGACGAGAAGGTAGATACCGGAGAGATCAAGTTTATCATTCCGAACCCGTGGGAGATATTCGTCGAAAAGAACCAGTACGACGAGCGTGATACGGTCCATCGAAAATTCCCGATGAAGGCACGGAATATGGTGCAGTATTTTAACGAAGAGGATCTGACGGCCGCGGTTAAGGATGCGGCAAAGAATACCCCGGACAAGACCTTTGACATTATCCACTGCGTGTTCCCGAACACGGACAAGGACTATTACAAGACCGGAGCGCAAGACAGAGAATATTGTTCCGTCTACATACAGGACCAGAGCGGACCGGATAAAAAGCTGCTCAGGCGGAAAGAGAGCGGACAGGCTATTTCTGGATATAACATCATGCCGTATATCGTGGGTGTGTGGAGAGATATCCCGGATACCTCGTACAGCTACGGCCCGGCACATAATGCCTTGCCTGATATATTGATGCTGAATGACGCGGCAAAGCAGTACTGGATCGCGACCCAGAAACTGGTGACCCCGCCCATGTGGCTGCCGAAAAAGTATAAGTCTGCCTTCTCCCTGGCACCGGGAGCAAAGAACTATTACGAGGATGAGGCAATCCTTGACGTAAAGCCGATACAGCAGACTATCGACTTGCAGGCGGTATTAGAGGGCATACAGGACAAGCGGGAGCAGATCAGCAATCATTTTATGGCTGACTTTTTTCTCATGCTGACCCAGTCGGAAAAGCCGATGACTGCTACAGAGATAATGGAGAAGCAGGGGGAGAAAGCAGCGGCGCTAGGGCCGGTCCTTTCCAGCTTGCATAATATTTTCAACCAAATGTTCGATCGGATGATCAGCATAGAATATGAGGCTGGACGTTTGCCGCCACCTCCTCCCGAGCTGGTAGAAGCCGGAGGCGTGTTTGATATCGACTATATCGGCCCGTTGTCACAGGCACAGAAACGCCTGTTCGAAACACAAGGGACACGGCACTTTTTAGAGCATGTCTCGCCATTGTTCCAGCTTTTCCCCGACGCGGTTGATGTTCTGAATACCGACGAACTGGTCAAGAAGTTTGCTGACAGTTTTGGAGCGGACCTGGACATTATCAGGGACGACGAAGAGATCCAGGCGATCAGGGAAGCTCGTGCGAAGCAGATGCAGATGCTGCAGCAGATGGAACAGCTACAGGCCGTCGGTAAGGCGACTAAGGACTTAGGGTCCCCGAAGGATGAATCAAGCGTGTTGTCTGAGATCGAGCAGCAGGCCGGGGAAAGTGTATGAACTATATCCCGGTGAACAATGACTTGATTGAGGATTTTAACAAGGTCCTCTGCGGTTCCCAGCAGGGGGAGCGGGTGTTTACCCGTATCCTGATGGACCTTGGATTGTTCAGGCCCTTAGAGGGCCCGGACGATGTAACGAGGCATAACTATGCGGTACAGCTGCTGATCTACGCGGGGATATGTTCCCCGGACCGCAGATCGCAGGTGATTAGAAATATTTTAAGTCTACGGACGAAACGGACACTAAAGCGAATGCTTAAACACAGGGTGCCCGTTGAAGGAGTAATGAATGAGTGACCAGACGGAACCTGTAAAAACGGAACCTGAAGCACAGGAAACGCAGGAGGCCACGAAGCCTCAGGAAACACAAGAAACGACATTTTGGGCCGGGATGGCACAGCTCCCGGATGAGTACAAGAAAGACGAGGACATTGCCGCCTTAGGGTCTTTTGGAGAGTTAGCAAAAGCGTACAAAGACCAGAAAGAAAAACTCTCGAGTTATCCGGCCCCGCCGGAATCTCCTGACGAGTACGAGCTTGCGCCGGCGGACCTGCCCGAGGATATGAACGTTGACGAAGAGATTGCCACACGTTTTAAAGAAGCCGCTCATGAAGCGGGGCTGACCAAAGAGCAGGCTGTTGCCATGCAGAATTTCTTTAACGCGGAGGCAGTAAACGATTACAACAGGACCAAAGAACAGACCGAGGCGCAGAAGAAACAGGCTGAAGACGCGCGTGGAGAGGCGGTCAAGTCTCTTCGGACCGAATGGGGCGACAAGTTCAACGAGAAGGTAGAGCTTGCCCGACGGACCCTGCATGGCCTGTTGTTCGGTGATAAGGAAATAACCGAGGAGGGGGTAAAGAACCACCCGCTTCTTAAAAAGATAGATACGACAATCGGGAATGAACCCGAGTTTGTAAAGCTGTTTGCCAAGATCGGGGAAGTGAACCGTGAAGACGCGTTTTTCAAGTCCGACGGGCGGACGGCAACCGGGGTAAACCTGGATAGACTCTATCCCTCGATGAAGGGATTAAAAGAGGCTGAATGGTAAATTAGGGGCGTTGCCCCATAAAGGACCTGACGGAGCCTAACGGCGACCTGAAATCCTAGCTCTCCATGACCTGTAGTGGAAATGGGAGTAGGACTGGATGGAAGTATCACTTCCGGATGGAACTGCTTAAACCACTATAAGGAGAATCGCATATGGCTACCGAGCTAGGATTAAGTTCTGCGCACACGCTATCGGAACTCGCAACACGTGTATTCAACAATGAAGTTGCCGATATCATGAACGTGCTTGCCGAAAGCTCGCCCTTGATGAAAGACCTCAAGTGGCGTGAAGCGAACGGCACTTTGAACCACGTTCACACGCAGGCGACGAAGCTGCCTTCCGGCGACTGGCGTGCCGCCAACGATGGTATTGACGCGGAAACCGCGCAGACCAAGGCGGTCACTGAACCGATCTGCCGACTTGAAGGTAGAAGTGAAATTGACGAATGGATTCTCGCTACCCAGCGAGATAAGAAGAAATACCGATACGAAGAGGACCTCTTGCATCTCGAGGGCTATGCCCAGACGATCGAGACAGCTCTTTTCTACGGTAATCACGCAACCGACCCCGACCGGCCTAACGGCCTGCAGGTACGGTACGACGTTTCTTCTTTAGCAAATGTCTACAACGCAGGCGGGACCACTGCCAGCGTACAGTCCAGTATTTACATCGTACAGCACGGCCTCGATGCCGTTCACCTCGCATACCCTCGCGGCGACGCGAATATGGGGATTCAGAGGATCGACAAAGGCTTAGAACGTGTTACCGGCGCGAACAGCAAGGACCTGTACAAGTGGGTAACCCAGTTTGTGTTCCAGGTGGCAATGGTAGTCCGTGACAACAACTGTGTACAGCGGATCGCAAACATCGGACGAGCCGTCACCTTCGGTACGGTTGAGGACCTCATGATTGAGGCCACGATCAATATGCCGAAATCCGCACGAAACGCAACGATCTACGTCAACAAGCGGATCAAGAAATTAATGGATGTCGCGGCCAAGGACAAGACGAATGTCGAATATACTATCGATACCGTCTGGGGCCGTCCGACAGTTCACTTCCGTGGTATTCCGGTTCACCTTTCCGAGGCGATCGTTGATACCGAAGCCGTTGTCACCTAAGGGGGCCTGACATGAGAGATGCTTATCATATTTTCGATACCTCCAAGACTGTCAGCACCTCGGACACCGTGACAGACAGCGCGTACTACATCGATTTTGAGGTGACGAACGTATCGCAGAGCGGCACACAGCTAGTTGTAAAAGTAGCTTCCACCGCAAGCGTGACCGCGACGGCAGGGAACCTGTATGTAATATTACAGGATTCTCCGGACAACTCTACGTATACCAACCTGCTCGAATTCGCTTCCGTTTCTATGGCGGCGATTTCCGACGCGATTATACTTCACGAGGTTCCGTTGCCGATTTCGCACAAGCGGTACTTGAAGCTTACGTACCAGATTACGGCCCTTGCGCCTGACGCTGCTGCGTTCAAGTCTTGGATCGAATCCGAGAAGTAAGAGGACGGGGCGGGGGAAACCCCGCCCTTATTTATTATGACAAAGGTAGAAATATTCAATTCCTGTTTCACCGAACTAGGGCTTAAGCGGGTGTCTTCGGACGATGAGAATGACAAGTGTCTTGCCCTTGACGCGATCTGGAATGTAACCAGGGACGAGGCACTGATCGAGCATGACTGGCAGTTCGCGACCAATATACAGGTATTAGTGCAGCCGTCCGGCGTTGATAATTACACCGGGTACGACTATGTATACCAGCTCCCGACGGACCCGCACTGCCTGAAAATACAGACGCTTATGGACGACGACTATGACGAGCTGCCGAGCGAAGAATACAAGGTCATGCAACGGTATATCTACACGGACCTAGAGGATGCTTACTTAAAATACACGTTCAGGAACGATGAGTTGAACGACTGGTCACCGACATTCTGTGTGTACTTTGCTTATCTGCTCGCGGCAAAGGCGGCCATGAAACTGGTGCAATCCGACCAGGTTGAAAAAGATATGTACGCCCTTGCGGAGTTGTACAAGCGTAAGGCCATGTACGCGGAAGAGGATGAACGGTTTGTCGATTCCGAAGGCGATTCGTTGTGGGTAGATAACAGATGAGAATACAGCATCCGAAGCAAAACAACTTTCGATACGGTGAACTCTCACCGACCTACGCGGGACGTACTGACAGCTCTGTCTATTACCAGGGTGTAGAGACCTATAAGAATTTTGTGACCCGGTTGTCCGGCGGTGCCACGTTCCGTCCCGGGACAATTTTGTGCGCGTGGACGAATGACCAGAGTAATCCAACACGCTTGATACCGTTTGTAAAGGACGCGGACAATAAGTTTATTCTTGAGTTCGGGGATGAAGAAGTCAGTATATACAAGGACCACGCCCATGTTACCGACCTGACCGCGACCTGGGGAGTGGCAGACGTGTTCGATATCAAGTACGTACAGATCGAGAACAAGCTGTATTGCGCTCATAAAGATTATCCAACACAGCTATTGACCTGTGCGGGAACGAGCGTCACCTGGACCATATCGGCGGTGGTATGGACGAGTAATACGGCCCTGGCAAGCGGGGCATTTGTTCATTCTTCCGCATTTAATGTGACAGACAACTATCCCACGTGTCTTGCGTATCATTGCAGCAGGATGTATGTCGGCGGAAATACCACCTATCCGCAGGACATCTGGGGGAGCAAACTCGGAGAAGTGAGCAATTTTACCTATGACGCATCCGACGGAGGGGCGTTTAATTATATTTTAGCTTCCCGGGACTGCAGGCAGGTGCAGTGGTTAGAGAGCCACCCCAGCGGTCTGATGGTAGGGACCCTCTTAGGCGAAGGGCTTTTGATGGATAATGTAGACGGATATATCACGCCGGCGAACCCGATGAAGTTCCGGTGGGTGACCGAGTTCGGATCCTCAAAGATTCAGGGTGTCCCGTTTGACGGGCGCATTCTGTTTGTCCAAGAGGGGAACAGAATCCTACGGGAATACTATCCTACCCAGGACGCATACAACTCCCCGACCATGACCTACCTTGCCGAGCATATACTTAAGGATGTAGTTGATATTGCCGTACAGCGGGAACCGTGGCCTATGATCTGGGTAGTAAAGGACGACGGGACAATTGCGCTTTTATCGAGGTCCAGAGAAACAGAAGTAATGGCCTGGTCCGACATCGTGACCAATGGAGAATTTGAAAGCGTTGCCGTGATCCCCGGGGACGAAGAGGACGAAGTATGGGTGACGGTGAAGCGGACGGTAGGGACAAACGACAAACGGAGCTTAGAATATTTTAAACCATTTATATGTGATTCCCAGCCCGAATGTCACCATGTAGATTGCGGTGCGTATATTGACGGCGGGAGTGACACGATATCTACATTGACCGTTAACACACCAAAAACGATTACAGATATAACGCGTGCAAACCCGGCGGTTGTGACCGCATCCGGGCATGGATTCAGCAACGGAGACACGGTATACATCGATGATGTCGGCGGCATGGCCGAGGTAAACGAGAGACATTTCACTGTGGCAGGAGCCGCGACCGATACCTTTCAGCTAAATGGCGAAGATTCAACCCTTCATACTACCTACACATCCGGCGGTGAGGTGGTCGAAACCCCGAACATTTATATCGAGACCACCACGGCCCTTGCGACCTTAGGGTGGGGCCTTGGCAGCTATGTACGTATAACAGGGGTCGGAGGGACAACGGAGCTTAATTCCCGTGTGTTTCCCATGACAGACTTAGGGACCACAACGTTTTTAATCGATACATCAGATGTTATCCACTACACGACCTGGACCTCAGGAGGGACGCTTGAACGGGTGTATTCCTCTGTATCAGGTGACGTGGCGCATCTGGCAGGAGAGGTTGTCGCGATAACCGTTGATGGCGCGCACCACGCATCCGGCACCGCAGTATGTACGGCAATGTCACTTGATGGTTATTACTGCAAAATCCACGCGGGGTTACAGTATGACGGGGTGATTGAGAGTATGAACTTAAATCCGCTATTAGGAAACTCCAGACTGAATAAGGCGCAGATACGGTTTTATCAGTCTTTAGGCGGCAAGATCGGCGCCTCGGAAAGTACGGCGGAGGATATCATTTTCACAACCGGTTCGGACGTGGCCTCGACAGCAGAGTGGTACACCGGGGACTACACCCACGAGATAAACGACCAGATCGAGACCGATACCAGACTGGTCATAAAGCAGGACCAATCCCTCCCCATGACGGTCCTCGCGTACGCGGTGCGTGAAGGGGTACACGGAGGTTAGGCATGATAGGAGTTTTATCACTTTTAACCAGCATAGTTTTGACCGGGATCGGATTTGCCATTCAGAAGTCGAAACAGAAGGAACAAGACCTTCAGACCGCGCGCACATATGAACAGCAGGCAAAGGACCTGATTACTGACGCAGGAATCGCGCAAGATTACGCGGAAGGATACCGTGAACAGGCCGAGGGGTACCGAGAGCAGGCTGAAGATCTAGAAGATATTTTTCAATCCAGAGTAGAAAACATGATGGAGATAGGTCGCGCAAAGGAAGACGACATCCGAGAGCAGCTTTCTTCAATTATTGCTAAACAGCGGGTCGGGACGGCAGCATCGGGGTTCAAGACCAACTCTGCGACTACTACGGTATTAGCGCAGCGGTCTACTAAAGAGGCGCAAAAAGATATAGGCACGATGTGGGGGAACATCGAAGGCGAAAGAAAAACGATGTATAACCAGCTGACGGCAGAACAGAAAGGACTCTATAAACAGGCTGATTGGCTGGAAAATGAAGCGGGCATCAAAGAAAAAGAAGCTGGTGACTTTCTGGAAAAATCCTCCTGGCTGATTGGCGAAGCGGACATCCTGCGTGATCAGTACAATATTGCACCACCAGATCCAAGCAAAATCCCGGGGAGACCCGATTAGGAGCTGTTATGCCAAAATTACCACAATACAGATCAAGTCTATTACCCAGCATGAACAAGAATCTCCCGGCAGTTGATCCGGTTGCTCCTATAAAAAACCAATACCGGGACCAGTTCGACCCGCTTTATGCCACACAGCAGATGGAATCACAGCGGCAGATCAACCGCCTCGACATGGCGAATCAGATATTCAACTTTGTAGGAGATATCGCGCAGCAGGGCATCGGCATGCTTGAAAAGCATATGTATAACCGTGCGGTGGTCAAGGCGAACGAAGCGGCTACCGGAGCAGAAATTGCTTTCCGTGACTTTCTGCGGGAACGGCAGCGGGACCCGGAATATGAAAAATATAGTGATTTGTATAATGAGTTTAAGCAGGAGTTGAAAAAGAAATATTCTGAAGAATTAAATGGTCCCGCAACGCAGATGTTTGAACAGCAGTGGCAAAAGCTGGACCTGAAATATTCCGATGCTGTCGGCGCACTTGCTTTCGAGAAAGAAGGGGCGCACATGGGGGCATCCCTGCAGTGGCAGCTTAATGAGGCGATGAAAGCCGAAGACCTGGACAAGGTAGAAGAAATTCTCTATGGCACGAAACCAGGGACCAGACAGCGCGTGACCTCACAGGATGACGCGCAGCGGCTTAAACAGATACAAGAATACGACATTGTCGGGGCTATGGGGGAAGACTTTGAAGTCGTAGCGGCGACCCCCCGGGGCTGGCGGCTTGAGGACAAGGACGGGCATGAGTTTTTCATCTCCGTAGATCTTGCCAGGAAGCGCGGATATATTGACGATAATACTCATGCAAAAATGGCTCCTACAGGGAGCAGGCGGTTGCCTGGAGGAGAAGAAGCTTTCCCGGGGGCAGTAGATCAGGGATGGTTCACTGAAACCGAAGCCATGCAGATCATGGACGAGGCGCAGTACCAGGTATACCGGCAGAAAACATACCGGACCATCAAGGCCAGCGCTGAGGAAGAAGGATACGACGACACCATTAGTGCGTTACTTGCTACCGATGAGGATGGCACGTATGAATTCGCACCGGACCTCAGGCCCGACGACCGAGACGATATTATCAAAGAACTGAAATACCTGCACGGAAGAAAACTGGATGAGCGAGAACGCATTGCGGATGAACAGTGGGGAAAGGGGCTTGATTTATTCAGGACCTATGAGCTGACCTATAAAGGCATAGACAATTTACGGGAAAATGGACTGGATGCTGAACGGGCCGTTCGCCTACAAAACATGCTCACTGCTCGTATAGAAGGTTCAAAGAAGCAGCAGCAGCTTGACCGGGCAGACATGCGGGATCAGGAAGTAGAGCGATATGTTGCGAAAATCCATGAAATGATCCATGACGGCATACATCCCAGCGTTGTAGAACGTGCCATTGAATACGGAGAGGGTGAGGGCTTTTTCTCAGATGGCACCGCGCGGGCACTATACAACAAGAATATGAACCGGGACGAGAACCCGGTAATATCATATGCACTCAAGCAGTTTGATTCTCTAGGAAGAGATGATCTTGCTCTTGGAATCTATAAGAAACGGTTTTTAGAAGGCGCGGATCAGATTATATACGATCAGGAAGGAAAGCCGAAAAAAGGAGCAGCGGTAGACAAAGAATTACGCGAATATGCGGACAGTATGTTGTTACCGTTTCAGCGAGAAAAAATAGAGTGGATGGTCGGCATGAAATCCAAGGAGATTGCAGAGGACCCGACCGGCGACTCGGCTGATTACCACAGTATTGAAGAATTAAACGAAGTTATATCGAACGGTAATTATATTTTATGGGATCAGGAACAGCGGGATAGATTTGAGCCGGTCCGCGAAATACTCGCAGAGTATCAGGTATGGGATTACAACGAAACCAGACGAGACGATGATCGCCCTCGATTGCGGAGAGATGAACCCGTTTTATATCATGACGATGTTCGGCCCATTCTTATCGATCGAGAAGATAACCAATGGATTGCGGAGACCGTACAGGGTGAAATGACCTGGATACCCTATGAAATAGAACGGCTGGACCAGACGGGGCGAAAATATCTCCATCCAGATTTAGGAAATCTCTATTACCTGGATAATGACTGGTTCACCGAGGTAGAGCTTGCCAGCGAAGGAAGAATCCGAAAGAGAAATATTGTTGTGTATCCAGGAACACATGAAAAAAAGCTCCGTAATGAAGTGTTAGATCGTGAAGGAAATTGGAGGCCGGTGCGCTAATGTCTGACGTACATGTATACACCAGAGAAGAAGCTCTCGCCGGGGAGATAGAACAGTATCTCCCAGAGCCAAGCGAGGACTATACCCGCCAAAGACAGTTCCGCCTTATGCCCGAGATCGAGCCGTTTGTTTTTAACAACGTACCGAAGCCGGGGACAAGGGAGTACGACCTCTGGAAGCAGACCGAGGACATGCCGGACCCGAAAGAGGAGCGGGCGCGTATAGACGTTGCCATGGCGTTTTCCAACGCTGCCGATATTGACTTCGATACCGCGTATAAGAATGTAGAAGCACTCATGCAGGTTATGGCGAACGGCGGTAAAGGCGCGGGCAGAGAATACGCAAAGATGAAGGCCACCGAAGCACGGGAGTATCTCGGGAGTATGCACGAGATCGGCCGGCTGGTGACCGAGCGTGGACGTTTAGGCTTTGATATGGTACAGAACGGGGTAAGCGAAGAGAAGCTCGAACAGGTCCGGGAGTTGGACCGGGAAATGCAAAAGCTTTATGAGAGCGAAACAGAAAACCCCTTTCTCTGGGCAGTTGGACAGGCCGCAACCATGTGGCCGACAATGTTCCAGGGGATTAAGAAAGGCGCGCAGAAGGGCGCTGGACTTGCCGCTTCTTTTGCAGGCGCAGCACTGGCGGCAGGACAGATCCCTCCTTTGACCCTTGCTCCGGAAGAAATAGCAACGGTCCCGGGGGCCGCTATTGCAGGGTTTTCCGTCGGTATGGCCTGGGGGACCGCTGAGGAGACCTTACATGTTGAAGGCGGGAACTTTTTCATGGACATGGTGAACGAGGGAGTTGACCCGAATATAGCACAGTGGGCCGCGTTAGGCGGCGGGTTTCTGTCAGCCCTTATCGAGACCATCCAGGTAAATCAGATCCTCTCAAATCTGCCCGGCCTGGAATCGATTGTAAGGTCTAATATCGGAAAAGCTGTAAAAACAGCAGCTAATAAAGTAACCAAATCGACTGCAGGGCGTATAGCCCTTACCTACGGCATGAACGTTGCCACAGAAACCGGCGAAGAGGTGCTGCAGGAAGTAGTCAGCATAGGAGCTGAGGACCTGGTAAAACGAGTAAACAACCAGGTACACGGGACGGAATTTGAGGGGGCCTGGCAGGACGCAATACCGCGTATCATGGAAACCGCTAAATCTTCTGTTGCCGGGCTTGCCGTGATCGGACTTCCCGGCCTGGTCGGAAACGCTATGACGGTAAACGTGCGAGAGCTTAGAGACTCCCGCCCGAGGGAACAGGTAGAAAAACTATACGACGAAGTAGCACAGGACCTTACCCCTGAGGATAAAAAGGAAGTAAACGCTCGCTTAGGAATGGACGTATACGAAGAGATACGTGTCCTTGAGACGGAGAAGGCGCGGCTTGAAGAAGAATATGCTGACCAGCCAACGGTATTGACAGCGGAGCTTATCAAGAAACAGCGAGAGATTGATTTCTTACGGGACCAAAAGTTTAAGGTAGAAGTAGAGAAGAACCCGAAACCGTGGATGATGACCCGTCCCGAATGGGAAGCAAAGATTGACGAACGGGTACAAGCCAGGGGAGAGCTGATATTCTCAGACGAGTTTAAACAGCGGATAGCGGATAATATGCCGCAGCTGGCAGAAGAAGAGGTAGAAGGAGCTGCACTGCTTATCCAACTACGGGCCGACGCCCTGGGAGTAACCAGAGACCAATATCTCGCAAACACCTTTCAACCGCAGATATTCGCCGAACAGGACCGTTCCAGGGGAGTATTGAAGCAGGAGAGCAGGGGAGCTATTGAGTTTACCGAAGACGCGAAGGCACTGTTCCACGCGACCAAGGCAAGTGACTTTTCTACTTTCGTGCATGAAATGGCCCACGTATGGCGGAAGGAACTTATGGCTGAAGACCTTGAGGCTGCCGAGAAATGGGCCGGAGTAGAAGAGGGAAACTGGACCCGAGAGGCAGAAGAGAAGTTCGCAAAACACTTCGAGAAATATTTACAGGAAGGATACGCCCCGAATGCAGAACTTCGGAGTGTCTTCCAGAAGTTTGCCGAGTGGATACGGAAAGTATTTGCCTACATCGGGGAACGGTGGGACCTCTCCCCGGAGATACGGGGCGTGTATGATCGGCTGTTTCTGCCCGGGCAGCAAGCAGCACAAATGCAGGGTGAGGGGGTGCTGAATCAAGAATCTCCTGAATTCAAGCGATGGTTCGGCGACAGTAAAGTAGTAGACGAGAACGGGGATCCGTTGGTTGTGTATCATGGGACGGACAAATTCTTTGACGAGTTTGATAATTGGATACCTAATTTTTTTACAGAAACGAAAGAGTATGCCCAAGGTTACGGCGACAAACAGATGGAGGTATATCTTAGTATTAAAACTCCCTTCGACACCAAAAAAGATAAACGCGCAAGGAAGTTATACAACAATGATTTTATCCCTTGGGCCAAAGGAACATATAGAGATAATAACAGATATGTCCCATTAAAAGAAGGAGAGGGAGTCCCCTTCACAACAGCAGATACGTTGTTTGTTTTTTTAAGGAAGAAAATACGAGAAAATTCTACATTCTCGTATGACGGCATTGTTATCGATGAACATTTCAATGGCGTTACGGCATGGGTTCCGATGAAAAACACCCAAATAAAATCAGTCTACAACAAAGGCACCTTCGACGCAGAGAATCCGAATATACTCTACCAGGTCGCAGCATGGCACGGTTCCCCGCATCAGTTTGACCGATTCACCGTTGAGAATATCGGTACCG